TATTGAATCTATAGAAGTGCTTTCTATTAATTGATATGATCTGACCAAAGTATATCCATATAGTTGCTTAAATTTAATAGGATAATTAATATCTTGCCAAGGTTGATTTACTGGGAGCCAATCATGTTCATGTCTGGCTGTAGTTTTCCAAGTCTTCCCTTCCTCAATCATTGCTAGTGAATTACTTCTAGTAAAATCAGCTAATCTAACTGAATCAGCAAAAGTTTTACCAGCATATATGCCTCTAGTAAGATTACCAAACTTAGTTGGTTTAGTGATTATCTCTGCTTTTGGATTTACGAAATGATCGCTAAACTCTGGAAATCTAGTAGCAAATTCAGTAGGACTATGTGCATAGTGAGTATTAATAACACTATAGGTTACATCCTCATTATATTTATAATCATAAGTTATTTCAATAGGTTTAGCTTCATCTTTTTTTATACCAAAAAATAAATAAGACTTAGTTGCATATTCGGGAGAAAGTTTATCAGTTATATAGTAAAAACCACAAATATACGATTGGTCTTCATCTATCCATAATTTTCTTATAGTTTGATATTCTAGAGAATAGTAGTATGCTGAGGGCTTATAACCTTGAGTCAACACTGCCTCATGCCAAGTAGCACTCGCAGTTGGTGTTATCTGTACTGTTACATCCCATTCCACATGCAAAACATCTCCTACAAGAGTACTGGTTATATTATTAATAGTAAAATCTCTATAGACATATCCTTCATAAGAAGAGTAATGAGAATAGGCTGTTGCAGTAAATGTTTCTCCAACTAATACTTTTTGTGGAACAGTATAAGTTAATTCTCCTTCAGGACCAGGCCCAGTAGAATATTGCACTTGAATACACATAGCATCAGCAACATCATCAGAGAAATAAAATATATTTTGTCTCTCATCTATAACCTGTTTACCAGCATTAAAACGAGCAAAGAATTGTGGGGAAGCAGAAGTAGGAGTACCGGAGACATAACTTAAAGTACGACTAGTTTGATACCCCATTATATTAAACCAAGTTACAGTTTCACTGGAAACTTGTCTAGCTTTATCCTTCTTAAAATAAGGACAAGTTACCTCTTCCCAATTAAAAGGGAGATCCGCAGTGTGTTCTGTTTTAACTACATTATCTGGAAATAAATAATCGATTACAGGATCACCCCTATCAACATCCTTGACTATATTTAATGTGAATTCATATACAATATGAGCATTTTCATACCATACCTTTTTAGATTTACAAAGAATTGTAATCTCTCCATTATTAAGAAATTCAGGAGAAAACTTAGCATCTATAATTCTTGAATTATAAGAGGGAGAAGTATTAGTATAATCGCTAGTTTGGTAACCTCCATCTGCTGTATAGTTAAGTGTATAGCGGTCAGCAAAAGGAGTTAGTGTAAAGAGGTAGTAGCCAACATCTGTATATCTGTTGTTAACACCTATTCTACCTTTAGTGGTATCAATAATAAAACAATTTAATTTTCCATAACGATCATGTTCATCGTTATTACCAGTTAATATATATAACTTGGTATCATCTGCAAATACATCAAATACAACAATATCTTTTGAATCTGAACCTACATATCTTATATTCCTATAAGATACTTGAGAAGTTCCCCTAACAAGTGTAGGAACAATTTGTGGATTTAGAAGACCTGTATATACTATAGGTTCTCCAGTACTTGTATACTGAATAGAATTACAGATGCGATTTACTGGTGGTAATCCTGCAGATGGATCTGTATATTCAGGTGCATTGAAGATGACTGGAGTTAGGCTTACATACGGTTGATTAAATCTATTTTTAAATACACCAGTTGTATCTATAGTGCTTAGTGTTATAGGGTTTACTGAAGCAAAACTGAAAATAGCTGAAGTTGGGGTAGAAGTTATTGTAGATCCTATAGTGATATAAACAGAACTTCCTGAAGTTGGTATAGTGGAAACAGCAGTATAAGGAGAAACTATAGTTATCTTTCCTACTCGATTATTATAGCTACTTTCTTTTTTAGAAAAGATCGAAATAATACTACCATCTGGTAATGCTTGAGACCTTTTTATAAAAGGCAATCCCTCCCTCTCTGCTTGTCGTGATACATGATTATAGAAGGAGAGTGCTGGACCTTTTAAAGATATAGCTGTCTTTCGATCACCTTTAAAGTCAAAAGAGGGAGGAATAAAATTCATAATTAGGTAGACGATGCAGATAAAGTGTAAGTAATATTCAATTGGTCTGCTGCAAGCATAGAGCGAGCTGCTGCAAATTTGCTAGCAGATACCAAGACTCCAGAAGTACCAGCTTTTACTGAACTAGATGAAAGGAAAGCACCATAGATTGTTACACTACCATTAAAGGTAAAAACAGCAGGACTTGCTGAATTAGTAATAGTCTTGGCAGATACACCAGCTTCAGTCCAAGTAGGTCTATTAGCTTCGTTATACTCAGTATTAGCTTCATTAGCTACACCTGCACCTGGAAAGGTTGCCATGACATTAGTAGAGATTGGCGTATAGTTATTTTTGAAGAGACCAACATAGTGAGTAGTGTTTGCAGAAGCACCAGACAAAGCAGTGTCCAGAATGTAATTCAAACCTTCGTCAACTACGATATTCTTTTCATCCCATTTATCAATAACCTTGCCATCACGAATATGTTCGAAGGTGAAATATCCGCCGATTTTAGTTTGTTCGTTATTCATTTATTTATATTTCCTAAGTTATAATTACGCCATTTCTGACAATAGTTGCTTCTACAAAATCCCCAATAACTGAATTATTTGGGTTTTCATTTGTTTTTAAAATAGACAGATATTGATTCATTCCTTCATCTTGTAAAAAGATTGAAGAACCGCTATCCGCTCTTTCTAAAGATACTTGTTTAGAGGTTAAGTTAATTACCAAACCATTATTAAATAATACAAAGATACCAATATCAAAAGTGGCCAAATATTTATATCCAATTGGTGTATTCTCCATGAAAAGATAAGATCCACTGATTTTCTGTGCAGTTCCCTCTACAATCTTAATATGCTCCTTGGCATCGCTTCTAAACTCATCTGGTTTGGAACCAGTTATGTAATAGAGTTTATCACTTCCTATCCATATGCCATCTTCTACAGGCATTACTTCCTTTATTCTTTCTGGATATTCAATAAAAGATTTAGCTAGATTAAAATGTTCATATTGATAAGGTTCACTATACCATAGCACATTATCTTGAGCTATAAACAATCTTCCTTTATAGAAATTAACAGATTGACCAAGAGGAGGTTCTGCTAGATTAAAGAATCTTAGAATATTAATGGAAGAAGAGATCGAACTTATTGTATAAGTAAGCCCACCTAAACTAAATCCATGATAATATAATTCTATTCCATTAGCAGTGGAACAGTAAACCCGTACCCCTATAATCTCAGGGTCTGAGATAGCAGGGATAGCAAAAGAAATACTGCTCCCATTTCCAACAGTGATGCTAGAAGATATAGAAGTTCCACCTTCCAAGCCCGATGAGGACACGTATGTAAAAGATACTTGATATGTTCCTTCATGTAAGGTTCCTGTACCTGCAGTAAGAGTAGGAGCAAGGGTATTGCTAGTAACACCCCAAGAACGATTTGTGCCATATTGAATAACTCCTTTAACTAAAGGAGAGATATAATAGACTTTATCATCTATCTCCTCAAAATCAAGTTTATATGATCCAACATTACTTCGTAAGAGAGTAGTTGAATAATCTGTGTTTACTTGAACTAAATTTCCATCTAGCACACCATAACATCCATTCCCATTCTCACTAGCCCAGAGGGAAGTCCAATTCCCATTAATTACCTTTGTATATCCTTTTCGTTTATGTATCTTTCCAGCATTATCTATATTGATATTTTCTGCTTTCTTAAGATATTGAGTTGGAGTATTTTCAGGTCTAAGAATATTATTTAGACCTTTAAAAGCATCTATAGGAACTGTTCTAGGATGCGAGGCCATTACAAACCTCCATACTTAACTGGTCTATTAGATGTTCTTTGTTTACGTAACGAAGAATAGACGGAAGTATTTGGAAAATCTTGAAGGAATAGAGTAAGGAAGCCAGAAGCCTTTTGTGGATCGAAGGTATTTGCTTCATCTTTTAAGTAGGCTAGATGCACTGCATAATTCAATAAAGGAAAGCAGTAGTCATCTGGTACTTCTAATTCTTCATTTTGATCAGACCAAGTATAATCATTTTTAGGAAGACGATATACCTTCAAGTTAAGGTAGTCTGCTGTACTTGGAGTTTTATAAATTCTGAAAGAGGAAGTGTCATCACAGATATAAGCTTCCACATCTCCTTCAGCAGTATCAAAATCATCTATTTCAAAATAATCATCTAAACTTTTTTCTTCTATAGATCGTCCATCACTTCGTCTTACAGAAATAACTTTCTTGATGGAGGGATCAAGAGTATAAAGATTTTTAGTTGGTCTTAAATTTAATTTAACAATATCTTTAATTGGATTGATAGAGCGACTAGCTTTTCTAATGGCTTCGTTAATATTAGAAACTAGTTCTTCATTACTCCATCGAAGTTGTATGGTGTCATAATCGCTGTCTGAGATAGCAGCCCAATCAACTCCCTGACCTCCGGTATCATGTAAGATATTTCGTCTAAGGTGAGTGACTAGATCTAATATTGTATAAGCCATATTATTCAGATTCCTCTGCTAATTCTTTCCAAATTGAATCCAGTATATCTTTCTTAACTACTTTCTTTAAAGCTTTAACTGCAGATTGATATTTAATATTACCTTGTTTATCTACATTACCTTGTGGATTTTTATAGAGTTCACGAAGAATGTTCTTCATCTCTTCACGATCAGCAATTTCTTCAGCTTCCTGTTCAGCTTTCTTTTCTTCAATATAGGTGGCTACCTTTTGTTCTGGAAGAATCATATCATCGGAGATAGCTCCATACCTATATGCTTCACCCCACAAATGTTCAGGTATCCATTTAAATTCTTTATCATCAAGCCATGCAGCATGACCAGCAGTAGATGAGATATATAGTGGGCCTTTTAAACTTTTAAATTTTTTCATATTTTTATTTAGTACAAATGAAAAAACCCTATAGCCTCTAAACTCCTTAGAGGAATGTAGAAACTATAGGGTCGTTTGTTAACCTTCTGAGAAAGCTGCTCTACCGTCAACAATATAGTTAACGATCAAGTAGCCAGCTCCAGCGCTTGCTGTGGTAATGGATGTATCTGCAACATCATGTAGAAAGTCTACCGTATCTGCTGCAGAAAGTTTAGTACCAGTAGGTGTAAGAGC